AGGCTGTAATCTCCCCTAAGCCAATGAGGCAGCCATGTATTGTAGAGTCTGCGACGGCCGGGGACATTATCGCTTGACGGCAGCGCCGCTTTCATTAAACGCCGCTCCTTGCGCCGGTCTGATAGATATGAAAAAAGGCTCAATTTTTATCACCCGAATTTTGTAAATGATTTTTTATGTAAAAAAGCCACTTTTTTTCTTTTGAAAAACAGCAGCTTTCAATGCATTTTTATCATGAAAGTTTTATGACAGTGGCGAGGGATTTGTCCGCGGGAATAAATGTCGGGTTCTTTCTCAGAAACTCGGTATGGGCGTCTAACAGCGCCATCACCCCATCAATTTTCCTGGATTTATGCTGCTTGGTAGGCATGTAGGTTGCGTTCACGCTGCGCTTAGTCAGACGCACATTGCCCAGGTACCAGTTGAACATCACGTTGTTGTTGTGGATGATGTTGCCATCCAGCAACCGCTCTTTGAGGTTGTCGAGCGGCGCGGTCAGTGTCAGCTCACCCTGCCTGACTTCGTTCAGGACAAACCCGTCTTCTCTCATGACCTGTACGAGCATGAATGCCTTGGCGGGGTCGTAGCCTATACTATCTATTCGGTATCTCGCACGCTGCTGCTTGAACCAATTGAATACTAAGTTGTAATCGACATACTCACCCGGTACGACTGTTAGCCAACCTTTTTCCTGCAGATACTCCCAGTCAAGTTTCTCGTGATCCTCCTTGACCTTTCTCTCGGGTACCCACGAATGTTCGAGCACAAAGAAGTCGTTTTCCGGCAACGGGAACTCGAGGCAGGCAGAAGTGAAGTCCTCAGTCTCCGACAGGTCGAACCCACCATAGCACCTCGCACCTTTTAGTGTGCCGATATCGATCTCCCTGTCGTTCTTGCGTATGGTCTTCACGTCGAGGAAGGACAGTTCATCGACAGAAGTGAACACATTGAGCTGCTTATTGATAAAGTTACTTCGCTCAGCCGGTACTGCCTTTACCCGCTCCCACTCATCTATCAGTGTTTCTATATCAAGCAATACGCCTAATGACGGGTTTGCCTTTGCCCAACAGTTCGTGTCTTCAGGGTCGTCGCCTTCGTCTATCTCGTCTATGTACACGAACATGCGGTCGGCCGCTCTTTTAGCGATCACTCCCGTAGCGTCTAAGATATTGCAACCGAGTATGTAGTAGTCCATGAGCGGTCCGTCTATGACGGTACCCAGTGTGGTTATGTAAATGATGAGCGGCTGCTTTCTCTTTTTTGTTTTGCCTTTGATGACGTTTATAAGCTTGTAGTCCCGGTACTCCTGTATCTCGTCGAAGACGCCCATGTGCACATTTCTTCCGTCGAGGTTTTTGGAGTCCGAGGCCAATGGCTGGAACTTACTTTTAGTGTTGTCGTGGAACATACCCATTTTGGTGATGCGGACATGCTTTGAGAGGGTAGGGCTCATCTCTATCTGGACAGCGCACTCGTCATATATGATCCGTGCCTGCTCCTTCGAGTTGGCGAGGCAGTAGACCTCAGCACCCCTCTCGCCGTCCTTGGTAAGGCCGAAGGCAGAATTTCCTGCGACCATAGTAGACTTGCCGTTGCCCTGCCCGACTATGATGAGTCCTTCGCGAAACCGGCGGTAGCCTGTCGCGCGCGATACCCAGCCGTAGAGGTTGGCTTCTACGAAGTGCTGCCATGGCAGCAGCTCCATCTTACTGTACTCACCCTTTGTGGGAATCAAAAACCGCTCGATAAAGTCTATCGGGCGGTACGCTTTGTCTATATTAAATTCCCACGGGTATGACGGGTCGGTTATTGATTGTGTGAGCTCATCTAAGAACCTTTGGCACGCCTGCCTCCTGCGCAGACCTGATACTATCTTTCCCTCTACAACGTCAGTCGCGTACCTGTATGCCTTCGATGATTTGACGATATCGGGAACTGAGACAGCGTGCTCAGAAGAGGTCAAACTCATCAGGTTCATTACCGGTGCTGACAGCGTCTTTAGGGAGCAGATCCGCCAACTGTTTCATCACTGCGAACAGGTTTTTACTGTATGTGACGTGCAGTTCCGCCGCCGCTGATCTCTTTATGCCCGACTGGTTGGCCCCGTTCTGGTAAGTCTCCTTGTACCCGTTCTCCGCAATGTCGGCTTCCAGTCTGTCAATGGTGATTGCCAGGAATGCGGCACGAACTATCAGCTTTCTCGCTATCCCAAGCTGCCTTTCCGGCAGGTCCTCGAAAAGTGTGCTCAGACGGTAGTATTCATCCAATATTTCTTTATCGTTCGGCAGACCCAAGTCCGCCGCGCTAGCTTTTTTCTTTGCCATCTGAGCTCCTTTTTGCCCTGCAGCTACCTACACCCCTGCTGTAAATTTCGATGTGAATGAAAAGGAATGGGAGCGCTCGGTTGAGGCGCAACACCCTTGAGGACAAGGGTATGGGGGGGATATGTGCACGCAAGTCCCCGGCCATGCTTTTGTGTCAGCAACACGCCGCTCCGACTACTGTGCACAATCTGTCTGCACTTTGCTCACTGCGTCAGCTATATCTTGATGACTCTGACCGGAAGAGAGCTGAGCCTGCCTCTGGGTTTGGTCTGTTCATGACAATCCCAACACAGTGATTCGAGGTTGTCGAGCGTGAGGGCCAGCTCCGGGTAGCCTTTTATTGGCTTTAGATGGTGCACCTGCGTCGCTTTTGTTATGCGCTTTTTCCTGAGGCACTGCCTGCACAGGTAGTTGTCTCTCTGTAGCGCTAAGAGGCGTACCCTCCGCCATGCCACGGATTCATATATCCTTCGCTCTTTCAGTTCGGCTCTTTTTATCGACATGATCTTGATGATAACAGCATAACACATATTTCCAGAGATTTCGTCCATTCTTTTTCCAAACTTTTAAAAGTCGACCAGAGCATATCGCGAAACCGTTATTTTATTGTGGTTCATTTTTGATGCTTTAGAGAATCTTTTTCATCTTTAAGTTTCGCATATTCCTTCTGTTCTACCTCATTTGCTTCGCGGATAGCAGCACTATCACAATCAGGGCACCTTTCGAGATAACCCGCTCTGCTAAATATGAATTTACATTTCTCACAAAGGTATACCAACCGTATCACCCTTTCGCGCGTCTCAAACTGTAAATCAACAACATATGTAGCTGCCATTTACCTACGGCCTGATATATTGCTTGATATTGGTATCATAACACACATTTCCGGAAATTTCGTCCAATGTTTTTCCAAACTTTTAATAATCGATCAGCCCATACTGTGAAACCGTAAAGTTATATAGCGCCTCATTCATCAAATTGTACACACTTGACTTTTCATAATTGAGCTCTTGCATTAAATGCTCCACATGATTTTTGACGGGGTATATGTAAAACCTGTCAAGTACCTTTCGCTCTGGCTCACTTAGTCCTTGAAGCCCGCGCTCTATGCTCTCTACCAGGATCTGTACGGCGAGGTTGTTTAGCTTCAGCCGATCCTGCTCACAGATCAAGTTTATCATCCTGTCCTCGCCGCGGCTGCCGCCGCCTTTTGTTGGCGATTTACCGCTTGAGCTTTTGATGGCAGACTTTTGATATTCTATGGCTCGTATCTTCTCTTCCATCGCTTCGATGCTCGCTTTTTTCCGGATATAACCGCGCAGATCACTTTTCGCTTCTCTTTTCCAATCCATCATTTTCTCCCCTTCCTAAAACTGCAAATATTTTATGTTTTCCTAAAAAATTATGATACAATTAGACATATTAAAAAGATCGAGGTGCGAATATATGACTCTTACCATTACTGATATTACAACCGCATTGCCGGTAATACTTAAATACATAGTCCCCGGCTTTTTATTTTTGAAGATTTTCAGCTTTCTTTCAGGGAGAAACGATTATAACGGGACGTACTTCACTGTTTTTAGTGCTGTAATTAGCTATTTCATAATCAATATCGTCCACTTTGTAAAGGAATTTGTTGAGCTCTTTTTCCCGGTGGGTAATTTCCCGGAAAACCTAAAATTTATCGCGTATATCTTTGTCGGCGTCATGAGTTCTTTTGTTCTTTATGGTTTGTGCAATACCCGACTTCCACGATGGTTAAGTTCGATAGCTAACATTCCGAATAAGTTGGCGAAAAAAACTGTCAAAGATTATACTACGGTTAAATTTTTCAATTGGGCAACGAAAAGATCTATAAACAAAAATATTTGGCGTGATTTTATTGATTACAAAAAGGGGACTACCTTCAAGATATTTTTAAAAAGCAATCATACTGTTTACGAAGGAAAATACCACGCTTATCAGGAAAAGGGATTTGACTCTTGGTTTATTTTAAAAGATTATACACGAAACGATTTTGACACTGAAAACAAGTTTGACTATAGGGAACATGGACGCCCGACCCTGGCTGCAATCAACCTAAAAGAAATTGAGAGAATAGAACTTCTCTATGATAACGATACTAAGATAGTTAAGTGATTTTTCTATTATCCTACTTCTCCATTTTCCGGCAATCGCAACAGACATCTTCCCATTCATCGTACTTGTTCTTCCGAGCTTTCCAGCCTTCGCGCTTTGCGGCATCGACAGCATCATAGAAGTCAAATTCTCCATCCAATTCTTCCCCACAAACGTCGCATACCGGGGTATAAATATCGCCATATTTTTCAATGCTCATTTTTATTTCGATCTCCTTTTGTCACCTGAGTTTTTTGCACAATAGCAATAACTGTTTCATTGTACTCCCTGCTTCTTATCCTCAAAAAGATTTCCTGTGGTAAAATTTTAATCATCTTCGCCCGCCGGTCCCATACCCGCATCCGACCCCGCCTATGTAAGGGTAAGAGACCATATATCGACACCCGCTGCAGCAATAAAAGCATATAGTTTCCCCGTAATGCTGTATAACTGCCGGGTGATCGCACTTCCGTATCGCCGGCTCGAAAAAGTCGTGATTGCATTTAAAGCAGTATAAAAGGCTTCGCTCTGCGGTTTTTCGCATGATATATCCTTTCAAAAGTCGTTTCAGCAACCCTTGCAACCCACCAAACAACCCGCAAATTAGGTTGAAAGTCTTTTGCAGAGCGGGGTTCAGGTAAAAACAACCAAACAACCCCATTTGCACCGAGTATCTCATAATGCGCGCATGCGCGCGCGTGTATAGTAATATTACATATAGGGTTGTTAGGGTTGTAAGGTTGTTATATATTAAAAAATGCTTATGTATAAAGGTTTCATGAAACTCATTTTAGCAACCCTGATAGCAACCTTTTTTTGAAGCGGGTTGTTTTTCAAGGTATTTTTGATTGATAATTCTCCGTATTGCACAAATCTTTTAAATCTGTAAGTGCAAGTTTGACATACATGGATTTGACCCCTCCGATCTCCCTTACATGATGAAATTTACCCTGCGGGTTTTTTTCTAAACAGTTCATTTGCGCCCATTTTGTCTTTACTGAGTCAAAATCAAAGCCGCCGTCGTCCATTATCCGGCACAGGACATGCTTATTTATATACACGCCATCTTTAGTTAGCGCACCCCAGACCTTGTTAGATTCCGCGGTGAAGTTGTTGCGGTTTTCAGCTATTAAGCTGCGTACATAATCGTAAGCGCGCGTCGACAAATCTACTTCGTCGGCGCTTTTCAAATACTTCTGAACATCTTTTATCGATAAAGGATCCTCCGTGGGCCAAAACAGACGTGAAGCGATGCTGTCAGCTACTAACATAAGGGACATAGCCCCCGCCTGCTTATCGGTCGTATCGGTTATCTCAAGGATCTCAGCGAATATCTTCTCATACAGCTCGCTAATATTTTCTTCCCTTACCCGGTCAATGTAAGGTTTGCCGGCACAGCCAAAATGAGAGCGGACAAAGTTAGCGACAATATTCCCCTGCTCTATTATCCTGTCCC